ATACGAGGCAACTCGTATTTCACCGGAGTCTGCAAGTTGTGCGGCTGTAGTGATTTCGGGTCTTTGATCTTCGTTAAGCAGCGCCAAAGCACCAGGGCGTAGACGGTCGTACTCAGCTCGCTCTTCTTCGGATACCGTGGGCGTTGTAGAGGCTGGATCGAGGCTGGTATAAGAAGCGGACGGCACCCTGCCGGCTCTAATACAGGTAAGGTTGATTGTTGCATCTGTAGCTTCAATATCAGGATTTACAAGGTTTGTAACTTTGAATAATGCTGTGCCAAGTTTAAAAATACTTGCGACATCAAATGTGCTCACAATGCTGCGGCGGGCATCTTCCGCTTCCTGAGCTGGGGCACTTGCTGACCCAGAGGCTTTGGTGACGCGGATTGTAAGTGCGGTATTCAGAGGAATAGATACGCCCGAGCCGGTTACCCATGGCGTCATTTCTGCGTAGACGCCTAGGTTGACACTCTCTTTGTCGCCGGTGGAATTACGCAGATATAGCAATATGTTTAGAGGTACAACCCCATAAATGCCGCAAGTATTGGAGGTTGTTGGTGAATACGCCTGGCTGAAACCATCGACGCGGACGTTGGCTGCTGTCGTCTGGATGCGATAAGGATTATCAGTCAGCTGGCCGTAACTGGTGGGGTCTGATGTCGATTGGTTGTTCAGTTCATTATTTTGGGCAAGGAAGCCGGTAGCCCCAGGATTGAAATACATCCACAGGTTGTTGGTTATCAGGTCGCGGATGGGGGTTTGACCGAAGGCGCTTTTTTCTGGGTCGATGGCTGTGATGGCGCCACCGGCAAGCAGCAGCAACATCTGAATAAATTGACTGGAGCCGTAACTGCGGACGGCGGACCACAGCAACGCGCTGGTAATGCGCACGCCGCCGTTGGGATTTGCGCCAGTGCCTGTGCCGCGGTTTGCATATACGAGGTTTACCGGTTCCCCGTAGGCGGCCAGTTCTTGAACACTGTTAAAACCAAAGCGCGGCGAAAAGCGTTCGTCGCGTGTTTGTTGTTGACCGCCACCTTCCTGTTTTTGGATTCCGGGTAATTCAGGAACCTGCGGTTGAGGAGTTAATAGTGCCGAAACAACTTGAGCAATGATGCCAACAATCGTCAGAACCAGGGCCACGACGCCAACGTCTGCCGTTGGCTGCCCTTTAAAATCCGGTTTTTCGTATAACGCGACAAATTCCAGGTACTCGTCTTTGCTGATGCCGAGCGTTGCAATCAGTTCGTGCTCAAAGGGCAGCAGTTTGCGGGTCATCGGTTCATCCAGAAATATGCGCCCATCTCAGCGCGAATTTGGCTACGCACCACATTCTGACTTGGGGCGATAAAAAGCACAGCATCGTCCTCCAAAACAGTGGCCAGCGCAGCTCCGGCTTCACCGGGTAAAAAGGCCACTGCTCCGGGGCGGGGTGCGTCGATCCGGGTGCCGTTGTCCAGCAGCCAGCGAAAAATTAGTTTGCGCGGGAAGGTTTCGTCGGTGTAGTCGCGGTAGACCCACTCGAACTGCTCGGTGTAGTCGGCAAACCCCAGGCGTTTGTGGACCTCGCACGCCAGCTGGAAACAATCGGTTTTGCCGCTGCCGTCCCAAGGTGCGTGGCCCCAGCCGTAGCGCAGCCCGATTAGGTCGTTCACTGGAGGGATACGTTGGCGCTGACGGGAAGGGGTCCGACCAGCTGGCGCGTGAGTACGCGGGCCGGGAAGTTGGAAACCACGCTGTCGATGGCTGAGCGGTAGCGCAGCTCAATAGTAGTCTCGCTGATACTGGCGCCAATGCCAACCAAATACTCGACTTGCGTGGCGCCGTTTACGGCAATTTCGTTGTTGCTCGTCAGCCACACGGTGGAGAGCACCAGGCGTCCCAGGCGGTTACCGTTGCCAGCGTCCAGCATACGGATGGCGAAATCCACGTTGGGAAACAGCACCTGAACGATGGTGTTGTCGCCAGTGTTATTAGAAACGGTGCCCTCGGCACGAAAGGGGGCAAACTCGTAGCGCTGATTTAAGTAGCTGTAACTTTCGTTTACGAAGTAGTTTTGATAGCGGTGGGTGGTGCCGTCGGTTGTGGTCAGATTGAAAAATTGGGCAATGCGGACGTCAATAGCCATCACGCGTCATCCGTAGTCGTGTTGCGGATTTCTCCAAGCAGCGTGATGGTAACGGTGTAAATGCCGGGGCGTACGGATTGAACCTCAGGGGGTTTTTCGTACTCCCAGCGCAAATTGCCGCGGTCGGCCGTGTAGCTGGTGACTTCGGCGGTGAGCGCGGAACTCATGCCAGCAGTCACGTTGTCGGATAAGCGGAAGCGGCTGTTGCTGGCGGTTTGAGAATGATAATGATTCAAAAAGGCGTCGACGGTTGCGTCGGGGATATTTTCGTATTGCAGTTCCAGTTGGGCGCCGTAGGGGCTGTTACCGAAGGTGCGGCGGACGGTGACTCCAGACAGTGTGCGGAATGTTTTTTGCGGGTATACACCAGGGGTATACCGGCGTGCGGTAGGTGTAAAGGAGGGGAAGTTAGCCATTAGAAGCCGACCCTTTTACGTGTGGAGGGTGACTGCTGGAGTTTGTCCAGTGTCATGGACATGCCGCGTTGGGCGCCGTCGCGGGCGGCTTGGCGGCGGGTTTGAGCCATCGCAGCCTCCAGTTGATCCCGGCTGACGTATTCCACCCCGTTGATCGTGCTGGTCTCAAACGTCATGTTAAGGACAGGGCCGCCGCTGGCACCAGGGGCTGCGCCCATCGAGGCACGCAGGTCGCTGTTGGACATGACACCGCCGTTGGTGCCAGGCACAAACAACTCGGGGCCGCGCTCGCCAACGAGATAAGGGGTACCAGCGCGGGTTGGGCCGCCTCCTGCCAAACCGCCGCCATATTGGGCTGCGCCAAGGTTGAAGTTTGCTACGGAATCTGTAGCGCCTCCGCCGCCTCCGCCGAAGCTGCCGCCACCCAGTGCTTTGAGGACGGTTTGGAGAATGATCATCGTTAGCTGTTTGGCGATGATCTCGGATGCCATCTGGATAAAGGCATCGCCGACAGACTGGAAGAAGCTGGCGAGGGCTTCTTGGGTGGTCATCGTGCCAGAGATGATGCCCTGGAACGCTTGGCTGAAGGCCGTGCCAATGCTGTCTGCCACCGATACAGCAACAGTGCCGATGTTGGTCAGTTTGGTTAGTTCGTCTTGCAGAGTGCCAATGCGTTTTTGGATGATTTCGCCGGCGGTTTCTGGGGCAGCAATCTGTTTTTTAAGTGCTTCAATTTGCTGTAATTCCGGCTCATTAAACTGTTTACCCCTACGCAAAGTATCCATCTCGTATTGAATACGCAGACGATCTCGTTCGGCGTCAGTGGTCGCGTTTTTAAGCGCTAACTCTTGTTGAAGGCCGTAAATAGTATTTTGTGCGTTTTCTTTTCGTTCTTGTTCTAAACGCGCCAAGTCTTGAGCGGTTTTTTGAATAATTAAACCCTGCTTTGCTTGTTGGGCTTTTGCTATGGCAAGCTGCCCTGCGGCACTGCTTTCTTTTTCCAAAAGGTCAGCGGTTTCGATGCCCCACTCAACAAGTTGCCGTTCGCCTTCCAAACGGCGGGCAAGCATTGGGTCTTTAGCCATTTCAGCAGCAAAAATTTTCTGCCCGAATTCCTGCTGACGCTTGTATTCCAGTGTTATTAAGGCTTGAGAACGTACAAGCTCGGCAACACGCGCCTTTTCGCGCTCGGCGGCTTTCGCTGCTTTATCCGTACCACCGCCGCTCGCCGCAGCGGCTTGTGAAGGAGCCGTGAAAGTTTCCAGTGGCGTTTTTGTTTGCGCCGGAGCAAATGCTCCGGGTACAAGTTTTTTAAGTTCGGCTTGTTTTTGTTGCTCGTAAAATTTTTGTGCGGCAGGATTAAATGCGCGTATACCGCCTAATGGTCCGAATTTTTCACGGGTGGCAGTTTCAGCAGCACTGGAGGCGCGTATTTCAGCTTGAGCCATCCGACCGCCATTCATTAGGTCAGCCATACGAGAGATGGCACGAGCTACAGCATTTACAAAATCTGCAACCCTGTCAGTGAGCCACTGCAAAGCAGGGCCAAAAGTTTTTACAAGATTTGAGGCCAAGCCGGCTAGCGACTTAGCTAAATTATCAACACTATCTTTTAAATTTTGCATACTTGTTTTAGGTTTATTTACTGCATCTGCACCT